CTAGTGCCCTGTCGATCCAAATCCACCAGTTCGAACGCCATCAGCTGCATCTCCATCTGCAATTAAGAAAGTAGCAAAAACAGCCTGGACAATACGCTCCCCAACTTCAAGAACAACCTCTTGGTCTGTGATATTCTTCATCTGCGCAAAAATATGCCCTTCATTTCCAGGATTTCCATAATAATCCCCATCAATGACCCCAACTGAGTTAATTAAAACCAAGCCCTTCTTACGAGGATTTGAAGAACGATCATAGAGGTAGAGAACCTCAGTCGGCTGCATATAAGCCTTAACCCCTGTCGGAACCAAGACAATCTCTCCTGGCGCAACAACTGTACGCACAGCAACCTTTAAGTCGTAACCAGCCGCATGCGCTGTCTCACGCTTGGGCAATAAATTTTCATCTGTAAAACTCGAAACCAATTCAAAACCACGAATTTTCATAATTTTCTCTTTTCTATTATCATTTATTCTAGATTATTCTATCTTATTTATTCGGAAAAAGCACGAAAAAAAGAGCACACAATTCAAATCGCTTAGGGCTGCTGGATTCCTCCCCTGACCCGCTTCACGCAGAACTGTTGCTCCACTATTTATTATATCACATTCCTATTCATTTTAAAAGCAAAATTATTTTTTCCGTCTATTTCTAAAAAAATCCTGCATGATAGCTGCGCATTCATCTTCCAAAATTCCTATTTCAACCTCCACACGATGATTGAGACGCTCATCTGTCAAGATATCGTACAAACTCCCAGCAGCGCCAAATTTCTGGTTTTTAGCCCCATAGACCACATTTGGAATGCGGGCAAGCCCAATCGCCCCACTACACATGACACAAGGTTCAATGGTCACAAAAAGTGTGCAATCCAGCAAGCGCCAGCTCTCCTCACTCAAGTTCGCATCCTCTATAGCCATAATTTCCGCATGCATAACCGCTCGCTGTAATTCCTCACGCGCATTATGCCCACGACCAATGATTTCCCCATCTTTGACAATCACACAACCAATTGGAATTTCATCGTGTTCAAGAGCAATCTCAGCCTCTCTCAAAGCCTCCCTCATAAAGACTTCTTTTTCTTCAAGCGTATAATACATCTCTTTTCTCTTTTCCTACTTATCGATTTTATTATTATATCATGAATCCCAACACAAAAGAAGCCACCGAATGCGGTGACTCTATAGGGAGATTATTATGAAAAAGGTAAAATAAAACCTTATTAAATCAATGCTTTTGGAGGGTGCCCCCTCCAACTCCCCGACCTCTGGACAAGGTCTATTTTTTTTTGAAAAAATTAAAAAAACTTCATCAAAACGCTTGACTTTCTCGGTGTACCGTGATATAATATAATCAAGATAAGGAAAGGGGGTGATGAAGTTGAACAAAGAAGATTGGCTCAGGTTACTTGAAAAGGCAATAGACAATATTCCTGAAACGGTAACTGCTATCGCAAGTCTAGTGACCGCAATAACGGTCGCAAGGCAAAACAAAAAGCGTAAACCGAAATCCCGTCAAAGAAAAAGGTAAACGCTAAGAGGTTGGGGCGAAAGCCCCTTACACCTCTATTTTATCAAATGGAAAGAGGAAATGCAATGGTTAGTGCAATAGCTATTTTTATAATTGCAATCAATGTATATATTTATCTAAAAAATAAAAAGGACAAATAAGATGAGAGAAGTTATTCAAGAATTGTTAGACAGTTCGATGTCTACATCTGCTATTTCCCAAGGTGCTGGAGTTCCATGGACTACTGTTTCTGACCTCAGAAAAGGAAAAACAAGCATGGACAAAATGGCACTTCTCACAGCAGAAAAACTTTATGAATTTGCTACAACTGATAAGCAGTGATTTCGGTCACTGTTTTTATTTTTGACAAAACACCTCTCTATTCTTCAAGAAAACGCTTTTTTAAAGAATCAGAGCAAATAAAAAACCGCAAGCCTAAGCCTGCGGTGAAAGAACAATTTAGAAAGTTTCCTTTCTATTTATTTAACTGTAATCAAGCCATCTGGCTCTACTGTGAACTCTGGCTTATCTGCCAGTGTTCCGTCTGGTTTGAGGTAGTACCAGCCTGTTCCGTCCGCTGACTGGATAAAGGCATTTGATACCATGGCGCCTTCTTTAGCGTCTAAGTAGTACCAAGTGTCCTTGTACTTGACCCAGCCTGTCTTCATGGCACCTTCTACATCAAAATAATACCACTTCTCAGCGATTTTCTTCCAGCCTGTAGCCAGTTCGCCTGAGTTGTCGAACCAGTACCAGTTGCCGTCTGTGTGCTTCTTCCAGCGGTCTGCAAGCATATAGCCTGAGCCATCGAAATAATACCAGGTACCGTTGATTTTCTCAAACTTATCTTTTGGATAAGAGCCGTCTGAGTGTACGTACCAGTAGCCAGTGCCATTTTTCTGCCAGCCTGTTGCAGCGCTCAAGCCGTTTTCGATGTCTTGCTTAAACTGCTCACGGCTAATGCCCCAACTTGCAAGATATGGATAAGGGTCAACGTGGTCTGAGTGGTTGTTTGGTTGGTTATTGGTACAGTATTCATGCGTCTTGATACCTGCCAAGTCGTCTGTATCAAGAGTCTTCGGCAAGCCTGCTTCGTCCGCTAGATTGCGTAGCAATTCGATATAAAGGCGATAGTCAGCCATAAACTCTTCCTTAGTTGAATGGCTTTCAATCAGTTCAACCGCTGCATAGGTCTCAGCATTCCAACCGCCCCCAACATCCCAACTTCCGTTGTTCACAGGACCTACTTGCATGATGCGACCGTTCCCAACAACGTGCGAGAAAAAACCTAATTCTGGGTCTTTCCGCCAGTGGTAATCAGCCTCATTTTGAGCTGTTGAGTTACGGTTGCCTGTTGAGTGGGCGTGTACTTGTCGATAAGGCTGCACCCCAACCTGGGGCAAGCCTGTACGTAGTCTGTTTCTATCGATATCCATTCCCTATCGTCCTTTCCATGCGTCATTCATCTGCTTCACTGCTGACTCTACGAAGGTGTCTAAGTCTTTGTCAGTCATGCTAATATTGTATTTTGTAAGCTCAGCACGGACTTTAGCGCGAGCCTGTGCCAGTTTTTCATCTCCCTTGTAGCCAGTTTCAGCAGCTACCTGCTCCACGGCATTTACTGCATTTTTGGCCAAGATTTCAACGATTTTGATGGTCTTTTCTCCACCTTTTTGAACCAGGTAGTCCTTGACTGCCCTAACTACAACCCCTGCCAAAACGACTAGGATGCTGATTGCTCCATTAGTAATGATTTCAGTAATTTGTTGCATTTGTTATTCTCCTTTTTTCGTATCATCATCTTTTTCAAGTAATCGCTGAAATGCTTTTACAATCGGCTGAAAAAGAGTAACATTTCCTTTTAATTTGCGGTAATTTTCAATGAGAGATTGAAAAGTAAATGCGATGTACCCGAGATAGATTGAGTACAAGAATGCAAAACCTGTCTTTTCAGGCAACAAAACGGACGCCGGAATGAGGATCATCAGTAAGAGAACCCCTGAAATCTTACGAAGGAGCCCGTTAATGCCGATTTTGCTCTTGTACTCGATGTCAGGATTGATAATCGCCGCAATCGTCCCTGTGACAAAATCAATGATTTCCATTGAGACAATCAGTGTTAGAGCGTACAAGACCAAACCATCTTCAGTCTGTACGACACTTCTTAGAAAATTGAAAAATTCAATTTGCATACACACCTCCTATTCTTTAGGTTTTACCGTTGGATCCGTCCAGTCAGGATTGCCCTCTGCATCAAATTTCATGATATAGAATTCATGATTCAACAGAACGGCTACGTTGATTGTTGCGATTATACCACCCCACTGGTTGAACGCCCAAACGGTTTCAACATCCTTGAATTGGCGACGGCCATTTACGATCACAGGACGTTTTTGAACGTCACGATACATATAGAAGTCATCGCTTACATTCTTGCAACGAATGAACTCTCCATTTTCTTTCATGTAGCGCAAAGCACTCGCAAGATCAAATGGTTCTGTGATTTTTGTAAGGTCTAGTAAGTTATCTGTGTTTTGATTTGTTTCTGCCATGTCTATTCTCCTTTGTCTGCTGGTTTAGTTTGTTCATCAAGCAGAGCTTCCAGCTCATCCACTCGTGCTTGAAGTCTTTGATTCTCTTCCCTTTGCTCATCCAACTGAATACTCAAGATATTACTTGTAATCATCGAATTTGTTGAAGTTGTTGACATTTCACTAATTGTCATTTGTAAGGCTTGGTTAAGCTGTTCTGTGTTCATTTTCTAAGTTCTCCAATCTGTGTGTTCGTTTTCTATTTTCAAGAGCAAGCTCCTGAATTGCTTTAAAGTGTGATATTGGTCAACATGTTGTTATTCATGCTATTGTTTTCTCCATTTTTTCTATTTTTTGATTTAATTCTTGAATAGCCTTGATTAAGTAAGGAACTAAAGCGGTATAGTCAATATGCAGATAGCCATCTGGATTCTCAGGATCTCGTGAGACAATTCTTGGAACGATGGTTTCAGCCTCTTGAGCTATTAGACCAATCTCCTCATGTTTCTTATTTTCGATGAAATCAAATGCAACCATTCTTAATCTGTTGATTTTATCCAAGGCTTTCACAGCTGTATCTGTGATGTTCTCTTTTAAGCGTCTGTCTGATTTTTGTTCCATCCAATACTTCACGCTACCGCTACCGACCTGATTCCACCAAACAACCGCATTCCTTCCGCCTTTGGGATTCCAACCATCACCAAGCACATCTTTACTTCCAAGTTCGATACCATTTGAAAACACAGGAGAACGAGAAAAAGTAGTATTCCCATAGAAGTTTGCTCTCGATGAATTCGAAAAATCCACTTGATCATAAAAACCGACTTCATTCCTACAGTACATTTTCCCATCAGTATTGACGTTCCATGCTTTAGGTCCGGCATAGTTCCAATTATTTCCCCAGTTCGCCCAGAAGGCTGTCCGGACTCCATACCCGGCACCATTCCCCATACCAACAGAGAACTGATTGACACCTGAAATCCAGCGACCGCCACCCTGGTCAAATTGACCAAGTGTGAATCCACCGATTCGGCCTTGATAGGCTTCTAGGAAGGTTGAGCTAGAAATGACGGACTCAACCTTAATAGAGAAGATACGTTTAGATATCAGTTGGTCAATAAAAGCATCATTTGCAGTTAATTTTTTAATAAGCGCATTGTCAACTTTCAACTTCTCAGCAGTTACCGCTTCAGCTTCTAATATCGTAGTCGTGACCGAACCAGCTTCAAAATTGCCCGTTTTGAGCTTATCAACCATGGCAGACTTGATGACTGCTCTGTCAATCAGGGTCTCTCCAGTGATGTGGGTCAATTTCCCAACAAAGCGGTTATGTCCATTGGCGCCAAGATTGATTCCAGAGATGATATCTCCAGCCGAGTTGATGTTTTGAACTGCCCATGAGCCAGTTAGTTGGCTTTGAACAGAGCGAATCGCTTCGTCCGTGTCTTCAGGAGCTTCGGTGTACGGTGTTGCATACGATCCTTTTTCAAGTTTAAGACCTGCAATATATAGATTTGTATTTTGATTAAGTCGTTCTACACGAGGAAAGATGAAGCCGTCCACAGTAATTTTGAAGGTAAATGAGTAACGTTTCCATTCACTTGTTATAGCGACCGATGTTTCAGATGGAACACCCCAACCTTTCTCAACAGATCCATTTCTATTTACATAGAAATTTACTGTATCATTCTTCCAGTCGCTCTTCATCCATAAGCTGAATGTATAGACTTCACCAATTTTTGCATCAATCTCTTGTCCAACGCCATTCCACGAATTATTTTTAAATAGGACATCAACACCTTTGTATTTTTCAGCGTGCTTTTTCCAATTTGCACCCTTGTTTTTCCAACCCCCTGAGAAGTCTTTTGTGCCTTTCAACAAATTTTGACCATTGCTGGCATTTTTAGCCACCTCAACCTGAAACAGTTGATTAGTCAGAGCCATGCGAGCAACCTTATCCGCAATTCCATTTTCAGTATTGCCCAAAATTCGCTCGTAAAGTTTACTGGTTTCCTTAACACGCTGGAAGTCAGTAGTCTCTACTTTTCGCGCTAGTTGATTGGTCACATTCGCAAATTGACTATCAGCATTCGCTTTGTTTGCAGAAACCTGATCAGATATTCTACCCATTTGTCGTTCAGCATTATCCTTGTTTGTAGCGACCTGAGTCTTTAAATTTGAAATCTGATTATCTGTACCTTGCTTATTACTGTTTATCCGATTTGAAATATTTGAAATCTGAGTAGTGGTTCCTTGCTCACTGCTTGTAAGTCTATTTGATAGACCACTGATTTGACCGCCCACATCTTGCTTATAAGTAGTTATCTGACTTGAAATATCCGTGAACTTACCATCTACAGATTGACGATAGCTAGCGATTTGACTAGCGATGTCTTTATTCGCACTAGTTTTAACAGCTTCAATCCTCTGATTGATACCCTTAACATCTTCTTGATAAGTAGCCTTACCAACGAAATCACGATTGACCAGCTCACGGACTGCTGTCGCTTGTCTCGTGCTCTCCTCACGAGTATAGCGCTGTAGGGCTTCCTGTCGCTGACCGTCTTTATTTACATATTCCTGAATAGCTGATAAGTCGGTTCGCAAGCCCTGAGCTGTCCGCTCAAAGGTAGCCTTAGCTTCAGTAATGAGACCATCAGCGTCCTCAGGCGCAGGACTCCAGTCCGTCGCCACACTACCGATTTCAACCTTGATTCCTGTTACCCAAGCTGTACCGCTTGTAGCACCTTCAAGATTGAATCGCAATGATGTCTTCAATTGATCAAAATTTGTTTTTTCAGAGTAGTCATAAGTGAATGTAATATATTTCCAATCTGCCGAACCTTTATACATACCAAGCGTAGCATAATCTGGACCACTCTGTACTCCGGTCTCACTATTCTTTCTAAAAAGATAATGTTTGAAGCAATTAAATACATTCCAAAAATTTCGACCTTGGACTACATTTTCGTACTTGATCCAAGCGCTAAAAGTAACTTTTTGATACAACCTTGAGCTGAAATCTGGTTCAATGTTGAACGTTAAAGTAGAGTTGTTCTCTAGCCTATAGCATTCTTTTTGACCTGTGACGTGGTTTTCAGGTAATTTTTCAATTACAGCTCCAACCATCTTGGATTTTATCCATAGATTCCGGCCTCCCACCTTCATTTTTGAAAATTCTTCTCGCAATTTCCCAGCTTCAGCCACGACAAGAGTCTTATCTGCTTTATCCTTGGTTGCGTTCAGGATTTCTTGACGGATAGAGCCGGCTCGCACCTCAAATTCAGCCTGACTCAACTTCTGATTTAGCTTGTTCTGCGTATCTGTCTCAAGGCTCTTCACCGACTGCCTAATATTTTCAGCAGTCACATTGAGTGAGCTGATATCCGCTTTGGTTCTAAGGCCTTCAGTCAGACGGCTTACACCAGCTTCGAGTGAATCAGCACGCTGTTTAAAGTTGGATTCAACTGTTGAAATCTGACCTTCTATATCTTCAGGAGCTTCTGAATAAGAAGTATCTACATCGCTTATTTCAAACTTCGGCATCCAAATCCAAACGGTTCCTTCCTGGTTGAAATTGAACAACCATTCATTTGTGGTCTGCTTGGATTCGTTTGTCCAACCTTTTGGAATATGAACAACATATCGTTTAATTTCTGTCGACAATGTCACATTTCCAGTTTTATATCCGATATTCCCTAATCGAGATCTCAGCATTATTCCATTTTTATTTGCCTTAGCATAAAAACTAATGGTTACATCTTGATTAGTCGTACTTCCGGGAATTACTTTCCCGAATTGACCCAGAGCTGGATAAGTAACCTTGGGATTACCTCCATCACGGCCAGATGGATTCAGACCTATAATTTTAAGAGCGTTATGTCCAAGATACTTACTTTCGCTATCGATAGTAGCCGTATATGTACTCGTTGTCCAAATTCCTGTTTTTGGAATATCCTGCTTGAATAGTGAGTTCAAGAATAGATTTCGACCGGATGCCTGCACACTCGCTATCTTACTAGCCAGCTCCTCAGCTGTCTGCGTGAGTTCTGACTTGCTGGCTTTACCATTGGCCAAGTTGGTCAGTTCTGACAGTCTACGAGTCGTCGTCTCCTCATACGTCGCTTGCGCTGACTTCACGCCAGCCAGTTCATTTTTAGTCCGGCTAAGTGCTTCAACTTGCTTGGCAATCTCAGCTTCAGCCTGTGCTTGCTTCGGTCGAATATCATTCGCGATAGTCCGTTTCAGAGCGTCCAAGTCACCCGACAGAGCCGTTTGTGCGCTCGTAGTCTGCGACTTAAACGCTTCAAGTCTAGCAACAGAATCCAGCCCAATCCGCTTGGATTCCTGAGCAAGAGAACTACTTGCGCCAGCATTTCGCAAAGCTTCCTCAGCCTTGCGCTTAGTTTCTTTCAATGGCCCGTTGTCAAAGCTATTAAATCGCTGATTGATAGTGTCAGACAGTTCTCTCTTGACTTCTTCAGCTCTGGCTTTGGCCAGTTCAATATCGTCAGAAATTTCCTGTCTAAGCAATCCAGCCTTATGATCAAAGTCTAAGTCAGCATTTTGAAGAGCCTTTTCAAGGGCGATTTCTTGTGCAGATTCTGTCACTCCAAGAATTGCATCGGCTGCGCTAGATAGGCCACCAGAAGCTCTAGAACCACCAATACCTGCCTTATCATCGAAAGTCAGAGAGATGTATTCTTCTTTTAAGGCATCGAACTCATAAGCAATAGCTTTCTTGAATGCATCGACATTATGTTTCCAGCTCTTGAGATTGACCGTGTCGCCCATATGGACCACTTGCCCATCAAGTTCATAAGCTTCAATCTTGATAGCATCAGAGACCTTGTCAATTCCCTCATTTGAGAACTTAGACTGTGCCCACTTCTGCAACTCTTCAACAGTTTTAGCATTGTTGTTCTCATACTCTTTTTCATTGATATAAGGGTATGAGTTGATAAGAGGACTATCAACAGTCACTCTGATAGTCGTTTCTTTTTCAGCACCTTCAGGTTTAAAAGTCGACTTTGCGTGAATTCTTGTGACAACATTCTGACTGTTTTTTGTGCGTTGGTAGTTCTTCAGATTTTTGTGCGTTGTAATAACAACACCACGATTCTCCCCACGACTCTTCTTGACAGTCATCGCAAAGTTATCACGAACCAGCTCGCCTTCCCATGTACCAACAATGCTGTGCTTACCGTCCAGCAATATAGAGTATAGGGTTTCTGTTTCAGTCGTATTGAAGGTCCTACGGTCCTGGATATCGCTATTGAAAGAAAAATCTCCCAAAGCAGTTTTGGTGTTTTGAACCATGCGAGAAAGAGTCATGCCACAGCTCTGACTAGTCACACTTACTGGTGTGATAGAACGTTGCATCACATCGTCTGAAATGTGATAGGCTGTGATTTCCAGATGATCATTGTTCTCAACAGGTTTCTTGATACGAAATAGCTGCGCTCCTAAGACAGGAGTCGGAGCCTTTATCAGCATATCTTCTTGGATGAGCTGGTAAATACCAGAATCAGAAATAGGATATTTCACAGTCAAGGTAAAATCGCCATTCATAGTTTCTTTCACAATCGCCGAAGTCGCTTCATGAAGTGGCTCCCCGTTCCATCGAACGGTTCTTACATCTTTATTAAGTAGATAAAGCAATTATGCCCACCCCCAAACCGTTTCGATTTCAATCGATTGAATACCTGGGCCTAAAACAACCCCAATATTCTTCACTTTCGCTGGATCAACTGTGATAAAATCCCCTGACCATTTCACTGGCTTCCCTGTTGTCGTTTTAAAGCTAGGATTGTCAGGATTATTAACCATCACAAGCGATTCTGAGAGTTTTTCAAGACGAATGACCTGACCAGCGATTGTAAATGAAGTCTCAACAGCGCTCTGACCAACGATTGTGATTTTAGGAAAAGCAAGAGCAGAACCTTGAACGGTCAAGGTTCCACTTCTTGTCAATCTCTGTGTATCGGAGCCTTTAAAGTATTTTGTAGGATGGCAAGTGAATTTTACATCCACCGTCCATGCACCAAAATCATCTTTAATAATTTTGAAATCATCCACTTTATAGCACCAATATTTCACGCTTGGCTCTTGTTCATTCTCTAACCAAAATTTTTCACGATTTAACAGAGAAGAAAAACGGTATAAGTCTTCATCCGTTGGGTTAATCAAGCTAATGTGGTAGCTTTTTTCAATCAACCTACGATGCCTATTTGATTGAACAATTGCACCACTAATCCCATCATGTTCTAAAAGACTAGTTTTTGAGGAGGATACGATGATTTGTGGTCGTGTTTCAACCAGAATCTCACATTTAAATGATGATGTTTTCACTCCATCAATGGTTAACTCATTAATTTTTGTCATGCGAAACCTCCTCTCAAATTAGTTTTTCTTTGTAGTTCTTCAGCAATACGTGTTCCGACTACGTCAGCTAGTCTATTCAAATCCGCTTCTTCTCGGATGGTCACTCCTGAGAAGTTGACATTGATGCTATTCGATGTATTCATCGTATTAGCAATGCTTTGTCCAATTGCACCAAGAGTTGACTTATTGAGTGGAAGGATTGCTTCTGCACCAGCTTCTCCACCAACCATTGCTCTATTTCCATTCATTCCAAATAAAGTTGGTTTGGTCATGATACCACCCTTCGCATACCACTCAATACCGATGCTTGGAACGCCCTGACTTAACCAGTCTAATGGATTGGCTGAACCACTTACATAGAAGTGTGGTAATGGAATGTGCGGCCAACTGATATTGAAATTAAATAGATTCTTAATAGCTTGGATAGCGTTAGATACTGCATTTTTAGCACCATCAATAGCATTTGAAATAGTTGATTTGATAGAGTTCCAAATATTGCTAGCAGTGGATAAGATACCATTAAAAATTCCTGAAATCGTGCTACTCAAATTATTAAACAAATTTGACCCGGTTGAGACCAGGCCAGACCATAAATTGGAAAGGGTAGAAGTAAAACTTGACCACAGTGACTGAGCTCCTGAAATCAAACTTGAGAAAATATTGGACAAGGTGCTAGTAAAGCTAGACCACAAAGACTGTCCCGTTGAGACTACTGAAGACCAAATTTCAGAAAGCCAAGCAGTGAAACTTGACCACGCTGTAGTAGCAGTCGTAACAATATTAGTCCACAATTCAGAAAGCCAAGCGGCGCAAGCATCCCACGTCGACTGAAGCCATTCAGATATGGTCCCCCAGTTCATGATGGCCTGAATGATGAGTGTAATAGCGGCAATAGCAGCAACTATTGCCGCTACGACAATTCCGACAGGCGCACCTATTGCACCTATAGCAATGACTAGCGGTGCTATTGCACCAAGCAGTAGCATTACAGCAGTTGTAACGAGGCCAAGAATCACGATAGTCTGTTGATCAGTTTCATTTAAGCTGGTAAACCAATTGACAGCAGATTCAAGCATGCCCATCAAAGGTTCTAAAGCTGGTATAACAGTCTCAAGTAGTGTACCACCTATCTCGGTAAGCCCTTCTTTTGCTTTGTTGGAATAGGTTGTTAGGTCATCAAATGGATCTTTTGTCTCAGCAAATGTTGTTGCTACAGTTCCTGATGAGTTTTGTGCTGCTTCAGCTAAATCATTAAAACTAAATGCCCCACGTTGGATAGCATCTACCATTTTAGGAGCGGCTCTATTTCCGAAAACTTCAGAAGCAATTCTTATTGCTTCTGTCTTACTAGTAGCATTCTGAATTGCATTGACAGTCTCGTTCAACCCCTCAGTCAATGTCTTTCCGTCTTTAGCATAGTTTACTGTAGCCTTTGAAAGTGAAGCTAAAGCTGCAGAAGAGTCAATCCCACTTTTTTCAAATCTACCAATTAATGTCGCCCCCTCTTTAAAAGATAATCCTAGCATCTTAATCTGTGGAGCTCCATCAATTGCTTTTTGAAAGATGGAGTCATAAGATTGACCAGTATCCTGGCCGACCTTTGTTACTGAGTCCAATACTCTCGCTAGATCCTCATTAGATAAACCGTAAGCATCAATTGCTTTCTTGGCATTTATTGCGGAATTTGAAATATCTTCTCCAGTTATTTTCGAATATTTCAATAGGTACTCTGCTGCAGATTGCAAAGTATCACCAGTAAGTCCAAATTGTGTATTTAACTCACCAACTGCGTCAGCAGATTCTTGAAATGTAGCCGATGGTAAGGATGTAGCGATTCCTTTTGCAATTTCCTGAAGTCCTAACAAGGCTTCGCCAGTAAGTCCAGTCTTCGTCGTAACAGTATCCATCGCTTCGTCGATTTCAGACCATGCATCTACTGTTTTTTTACCAGCATCAACCATTTTTTGACCTAGTTGTCCTGCCTTTTCAGCAATGTTCATCATTACATCGGCTTTTAAGTATCCTGTAGCTTCCTTGATGTTTCCTGTTGCTGAATGGCTCGAATCCCCTAGATTCCCCATGGCTTTATCTATCTTTAACACCTCGACTTCTGCTTGCCCAATTTCATTTTGAAGTTGTCGCCATTCCTCTGTTCCGATTTTTTCCTTTCCTAATTCCTCTTGTTTCCGTTTCAACTCCTGGACCTTATCCTTGGCTAATGAAGATTGTTTACCTAATAACTTCATTTTTTCTTCGGACAACTCTACATTTTTAGGATCTAATTCAAGCTTCTGGTTGACGATATCAAGTTCTTTTGCAACATTGTTGATTTCTTTGTTGAGATTTAAAATAGACTTTGGATTTCCTACATCTTCGATATGTTTTTTGGTTGAATTCATTGTCTGGTCAACAACCTTCATCTGTGATTCAACTTTAGAAATTTCAAGTTGAAGCTTATTCCACTGTGCTGACCCAACTTCAGATTCTCCCAGTTCCTTTTGTTGCTTTTTGAGTTCAGCAATTTTCATAGCACCAACACGAGCTTGTTCTTGTAAGTTGAGCAACTTACGATTCAGCAAGTCGACATTGTCTGGATCCATCTTCAATTGTCTATTGATGTTGTTGAAATCTTTTTTCAGACTAGATAAAGCATTATTGATACCTTTTACAGATCTGTCAAATTCAACAGTATTAGCACCAAATTTAACATATAAGCCTTCAAATGTTTCAGCCATAGATTTCCTCCTTTCAGTTTTAGTCAGACATTACATTTAGTAATTCTGCGTTTGATAAAGTTTTCTTCTCATTTTCATTGATACTCATCTGATGTAGTGTTCCCATCAGATAATTAAAGTGTTGACTTTCTGCCCAAAAAACATCCATCCGATTTTCAAAAACAACCTTATAAATTTTTTCAGAAGTTATGACTTCTGTTGAGGCTTTTTTCTATCTTGAGGAACCTTTGCTCTACTTCGGTTAAATTCATAAAAGAGGTCTGAAAAAAAACCAATATCAATCAAATCACCAAACCAAGGAGCAAGAGAGGCTGTTTCAGCAGTCAGCTCATTCTGTACCAAGCGACCATTCTCAACCTCACCGTACAGACAAGGGATGACTTCAGTTAGGAAGTTCATGAAATCTGGCTCCATAAGTAATGGCATTAGTTTGACCTTTTCTTCATCAGTTAAAGCAGATAAACGACCATTTACACCAGTTGCAAGAGCAAGCTGTGTGTAAGCTGTGAGTGCTTTTTGGTTGTCATCAAAGAAGTTGCGACCTGTCCGCTGTTCATACATCTTGATAGCTGGTAAAGAGTAAAGAAAGCGCACTGTTTCAGTGTGCTCTCTTTCTTCACCATAACTATCAAACGCTGTGAATGATAGTTCTTTTTTAATCATTTTATCCTCCTGGCACGATGGCTGTTGTTCCTAAAGCTTCATTGATAAAATCAATCAATTTCATTGGGGTACTTGAAGCGAACAATTTATCAAATTTAGCACGGACAACACCCTTGTCTGTATCACGCCATACAATTTCTGAAACAGGTTTTTTATCTGAATCTAGAATAAAATTGTTGGGTGACGCAGTACATGGAATTTCAATTTCTTTTGGTGTAGCAGAGCTTTCATCTGTTGTAGTGCTGCCTTTTGGAGCTGATGCTTTTACATTGGTCCAGATGTGGAACTCTTCAACCTCAGAACCAAACTCGTCTGTAACCGTTTCAGCATATCCCCAAATGAAATTCGCATTCACACCAGTATCGATGAGCGCTGGAGGAGTTGAAGTTGTCAGCTTTTTACCCAAGTGATCAATCATGAATTGTTTAGGAATTTGATAAGTCGTGATGGATCCCTCAGTTGATTTCTTACCTTGAAGACGGACGTGCTCCACGTTATCTGCGTAGTATGCATTTGATTCTTGTGAAGTTTCAAAAGATGTTTTTCGCAATCCTGTAAATGGATACGGTTTTTTTAAATCGAGTGTGCCAGATTCTGTTTTGGAAATCTTGGCAAAGAATCCCGTGGTATTACCATGAGTTACCTCTCGTGTGTCATATTTATAAGTCATTGTGACTCCTTCCTTAATTTGGTCTGATTTTTATTGATTTCATATTATTGAGAAAGATTTCTTTATTTTTGAGGTATGCTGGTCTGATGTGTTCTTGAGGTGCTACAAATCCACCATTTTTTGTTGCATGGCCATTTTCTAACAAGTGAGCAAGCGACTTCTCTTTCCCATTGTTATATACTACAGCGATATCTTCAATGGTCTCGTGAGTCCATCCTTTTTCATATACTCCGTTTCTTCTAGGACTTCCGTCTCTAATGTCTCCAGCGGTGCTTTTTCCTGCTTTTTCTATGATTTCTAAAACTTGATTCTGGATATCGATTTTTAATGTTTTCACATTAACGCTACCACTTCCCGCTTGTGAATACCTCGATTCTGTAGGTTGTAAGTAAGTAATCTGTATCAGGCTGTTTTAGATTCAACTGACTAGGTTCACACATAAAATTAGACAACATCAATTCCTCAATGCTGTCTAATTTCTTCTTGTGATAGTGACTGATTTGAATAGTCACTTTTCTCATGTGTACTGTGTCATCAGCAGTAATACTACTACCCGGAGTTAAACGATAGTAAAGAATAACGTTGTCAGGAGAGGACTTTTCCTCACGTTCCATATAGAACACTTTTGATTTTAAAGTGTTTTTTCTAGGATTTCTTGAATTTCTTGCCTGGTGAAGAACTTCTTAGCCATTATTTCAATTCTCCTAATTCAATTATCGTGTAGTGGTCATCATCAGATTCAGTTCCAACATTTACCTTGTACTCTTTCCCTTTGTACTTCACGTAGTCTAAGGAATCTGTCACATAGTTAGAACGTATCCGAAATCTTGCTGTCAAAACTTGACCATCTGCCAAAGCTTTATCAAGTCTACGTTGGTAGATCTTCTCTTTTTCAGCTTTGACTTTCTTTTCTACAACTTGTTTTTCAAAAACACCTTTTTCGACCTCTGTACGCTCATCGTAACAAAGGATGATTGATACTCTAGATGATTTCATGATTTAACTCCGTAAATAGCTTTTAATTGATAAAGAATATTTGTCAATTCTTCATCAATCCAGCTCCTTGTTGTTGAATTTCCTGTCATCAAGGATTTATCAAATCTCTGAACACATCTCAAATGTAACCAATCTAAAATTGTTTCTTTATCATCCTCTTCAATCTCATTCCATTCTGTCAATTCGCTTTCTTTATCGATGCGATTGATAGGAATGTTGTTTCTCGTTAGATATGAAATCCCACTATTTATGTAGCTTAAAAATTGAGTGTCAAAGATTTCTTCTTCGACATCAACTTCAACCATTTCTTTAATTTGGTTAAGGATTGTCATTTTAGACTCCCCTTTCTATTTAAAATCAACCTTTTGTGAATTTCACAGCTGATTTGTACTGACCAAGTCGGCCACCAAGCACGCTAGCAAGTTCGATATGACGGCGATTCATCGTTACATCATAATCTTCAAAGCGATCAGCAGAAACATCATCACCAATCATCTTATAAGCCTTGTCAGCAAATGCGATAATTGGGTTAGTCGCATCTTCCATCCAGTCATAGACATATACTTGGTAACCAGCAATGACATTCCCTGTTTGTGAAATTGGTGCGAATGGTTGTGGGTCAATGTAGCGTTTTTCGCCATCCTTAACCATTTTAAGTTTACGAGCAATGGTTTTTGAAGTTACCAAAATTGGAGTTGTATTTGCAGCAAGTTTATCAATCCCTTTGACGAGGTTTTCTAAAACAGTACTGTCAAATTCCCCGTCAACACTGATTTCTTGTGTATCAAATAGTTGAGCAAGTGTTTCTTCTGCGATAGATTTAATTTCAGTGATTTTGTCATCATCATCACTATTTTTACCATCTCCGATAACAACAGCACGTTCAACTGCACGGATGAAGCCTTGTGCTAGTTCATTCATCACATAGTTGAAGTAAGCACCTGTTGTATCCTTCTTCAAGTCAGCATACTCAAAACTGTACTTGATGTAGACAGCTGCAGAGTTGATTGTATAATCGATAAATACAAAAGATTCATCTTTCTTTGTTTTGCCATTTTGATGGCCTTTAGCTTTTGCTTGTTGCGTTTGAAGCGCAACACGTACTGCATAACGAGGATCTTTGGTTACATGGTTCAGGATACCATCGTAATCATTAAATGCATTTTGGATTGCAATCAATACTGGTTCAGGTAAGATTTTGTTAACATCAGTTACACCTTTTTCAACCAGATTTGCTTCCCACGCTTTGCGGGCACTGTTTGAGCTTCCTTCATTATCCATAAGGATTCGAGCGAAATCAAGTGCAGCTTCTTTTGTTTTTAAGTATTCCATTTGTATCTTGCCTTTCTGTACTTCCTTGATAGATTTAGCAGCTTTATTGAGATTGTCTTGTTTTTCTTCAATCTCAACATCTAACTTAGAAATTGTGTTCTTGAGTTCATCTGCTTTGGATACCAATCCTTCTGCATCCGATTTCAACTGTGCAAGTTCTTCTTCTCCAATAGTTGCTGACTCCAATTTCTCTTCGATTGAAGCTTTTTTAAATTTGATCTCAGATAACTCATCTGCATGTTTTTGTCGTTCTTCCATCAATTCGACTAGTGTTTTCATTTTTTTCTCCTTTTTTAAATCGTTGCAAGTTTACTCATGATATCTTGCTTCATGTTCGCCTGAGCGATTCGCTTGTCAACCACAGACATATCAAATCCCTTAATATTATCAATGGTTGCTTGAGGATTGGCTGGCACGGTCACGACAGATATTTCAAAGATTTCAACTTCTTTAAAAATCCATCCACCGTAAGGTTGCTTAGCGTCAACTGGCTCATAATCATTAATAAAAAATCCAATGCTCAGACTATCCAGTGCCCCCATCTTCATGAGGTCATAGGTTTTCTTAGCTTCTGGATCGCTTAGATTGAATGTTGACCGTGTTCGCAGACCTTTTTCATCTACCGACAGCTCATGCTTACCGATGACGCGATTGCGGTCGTGATTTAAGCACATAGGGACGACGGCCTTAGTTTTCAGGGTATTGTCAAAACACCCCTTGGCCATCACATCACCATCTCTGTCGGTATTGCCATAGGTGGAGGCATAAGCCTCAAAGTGAAAGTCAGCTGACTCTTCCTCAACTGACTTGACGACAAAGGTTTTTAATTTTTCCATATCCTACCTCCTTTCTTAAAATTTCTGCCAACCGCCCACCCTATTTTTAATTACTTTCGCTCGGCTCGATACGGACTGCATTTAGATTGGTTTCGAATACTTCTCCACCTTCATATCCTGGAAGCCCTAGATAGGTTTCACGGAATTCATTTGAATTCATCAAACCTGCGTATTTAGATTTAAATCCACCTTCTACTAGATCCTTGAATGAAATCATGTCAGCCATATCAAAGAAGACCAAGAGCTTGTTTCCTTGTGTCCTTGCCTTCTTCGTGAAATATTTTCTATTAATTTCTTCAGAGAATACACGTTGATATAATTTCATGACGCTAGAATAGTAAGCTCTATATTGTTCTTCTGTGTAGTCACAAGTAAACAATTTTTCATTAATTCCATGAGCATGATAAAGTTGAGATTTCAGAAACTCCATTTCTTCTTTAGAAGCGGTTGAGTAATCTTTGTTTAATTCCATAAACTCTTCACCTTGCTCGAGATAGGCAATGCCACCAATTTCAGCAAGTTCCATCATGCTATCAACTCTACTCTTAGCTTGTTTCTTCAAATGTTCATCTGCTGCTTTAGTTGGTAGTTTTAAGAATCCTCTCAACTTTGAATTCCCTCTGCCTAACTTCTCGGTTAACGCATCAAGGTTGATATCAATTAATTCTGTGATTTGGTTTAGTTGACTTGTCACGTTTAATTTAGGATTTTCAAAAACCCAGACATCGCTAAGAGGTAGCTCAATCTCTACATCATCAATCATGATTTCAACTCTCTCTGCAGTCCATGATATGGTTTTCTTTGCAAACCAAATTTCAATCAGTCGACCATTTTCCCAACGTGGAACAACGACTGCAACACCATCTTTCAGCATAGCTCTTGTTACATTTGCCCAAAATACAACTGGTATTTCAAGAGGATTTGGAGAGAAAGATAAAACATTTGCAAGATCACTATTTTCAAACCACTCCATCTTATCAACTCCCGTCGGATTTCGAGTGATTCTCACATGCTTAAATCGAACTTGTGCAGTATCTGTTGAAATCTTATTGTAGATATTGTCTAAGTAAATCGAATTTCTTCTCCAATAATTCAAATTTCTTTGTAAATAGGTCCTTGTGGATTTTCTATTGCTTGGTCTGAAAATCCTAGCAAAAACCTCTCTTAAATTATTTATATATTTGTTCATTCTTCACCTCAATCAAAGTAATAACTCAAGTCTTCCTTGAAATTTTCGTAGCAGATAAAAGCATCTAACTGACTAGCAAATACGTCAATCTTTTCTTTTGCTTTTTCTTTATTTGGAAATACATTGTTATTCGCATCTATCTTGACACGAACATTTGCGTGGTTCCAAGTTGCCACAGGATCGTCAAAGATGATTTTCCCCATCTTAGCTTTTTCTTTATACACTTTTAAAGGATTGGATAAGCTCTTGACCGTTTGTGGAATGTCGTGACATATATCTCCGTAGTAGTCATTAATTAAGCGGATAAGCTCTTTTGCATTCCAGCGGTCATATCCGACTGCAACTGGTAAGATTCTATTCTCACTCATAAACTGCCTTAATTCTTCAAAGATATAAGCTTGATCATTGTAGTCCAACTCATGAACATGAAGCTGTCCACTAAGCTCCCACTCAGCGTATTTGTCCCTCAGTTCTTTCGGAAGCCCTTCAATCGTATGACGTGGCATGAATTTCTTGTTCAAATACTGACGCTCTTCGCCACGCACGACCATAAATGAGACCGAACAAATGTCATTGACATCCGACAAGTCAACACCAAGCACACAGCGAGCACTCCTCTCCTCATTTCCGACAAACAAACTCTTATCAAACTTATCTAACCAACCCTTACACTCTTCATTACTGAAGTAAGCAAGATAGTTATTAACAGGGAGATTAAATGTTTTAGCCATCAGCTCAGCCTGTTGTGCTGGATCATTCTTGCTCATTTCAATATCCTTGGCAATCGTCTCCTTCTCAGTCGTTATACCGAGTAAAGGCATAGCTTTCTGCCACATATCTGGATTGTGAATTTCAGAAACATCATCCAGCTGATAAATCCAAGGCATGACCGAATGATTGACAATCTTTTCATCAAGAATATCTACCCAGATGTTGTAATACTTATCAAAAAGCTTGTCCCGTTTCGTCCCATTGGTGGAGATGTACCAGGTTATCCAATTTTTTCGCTTGCGACTCGAACCATCATTCACAACCTTGATGAAGTCATCATCATAAGTGTGCACTTCATCAAAAATATTGTAGTGAGCATTAGTACCATCAAGACTTTCATAATCGGAAGTCTTGATTGACATAAGACTATTAGTTGTCTCGTACAAGATACCTTGTTTAGTTGACCGTAGTATGTCAGCCTCACGCATATAGTGTAGCAAGCTCTCTTCGTTCGACAGCATAGCTCTAGAAGCATTAAACAGATATCCAGCTTGTTCACGACTGTAAGCTAGAAGCTGAATATCAGCACCCCACTCACCGTCAATAATCTGACCAACCTCACCAATGGCAGAACCAAGGGTTGTTTTTCCTGTACCACGAGGTACAATAATAGGCACCTCATGAATGAGACGCCTTTCTTCAAAATCTTTATATTCTTCAAGTGTATCGGGATCTGTTTTTGTAACTTCAACTGTATGATAAAAACCCCACGTTGTTTCTAGCCAGACCTTCTGAGGCAAAGCCAAGTGTAACTTTCCAGCAAGACCTTTAGTGTTGCTGCACTCTTCCTCAATGAACTCAATCCGTTTGTCAACTTCTTCTTGTTTAAAGATGTATTGTTCCTTGTACCTCTCTACTCGTTTAATCGACTTCATCGTAAGTTCACAAACACGAATCTTCCCTGAGTAGACCAGCTGAGCATATTTATCAAAATATCTCATCTCAACCATATCGAGCCAACTTCTCCTGAATCATTTCTTTGAGGCTATCACCCTGTGGACTTTGCTTTTCAATCGTTGACATAATCTGCATGTTTAGCTTTTGATACTTTTCCATTCCATCAAGTAAATACTTATCAGGTAGCTCACCGTCATTGATGACTTTATTGATTTCCAATTGGAAGTTTTCAATCACTTTTTGATTATGATTGTATTGAGTTTTAAGATTTTTCAAACCTACTGAATCATTGTCATTGATTTCAAGCATTTTTTCTTTTGGAATTAACTTGAAAGTCTTACGAGATAGTTCAACACGTTCTTCTCTTGTATACTTCTGCCGTTGATTTGCCAGCTTTTCTAACTCTTTGAATTGACTTTTTGTGATATTCGACCGAGTTTCTTCAAATATGCCTAGCTTTTTTCGATACCTGGTGAGGGTAGCACGACTTATTCCTAGCTTTTCTAAAACTTCATTGATTTTCAAAATCATGCTCCTTTCTTGTATCAATTTTCGTCATTTTTGGGGGAGAGGTATATAAGAGGATTGACACCGTTATTATTTTTTGTGTGTGAAAATTTTAAATAGGGGGGAACTGATAAAAATAAAAAATCAAAATAAATTAATATTCCGATTTTCTAAATTTAAATTTATTTTACTTTGAAATGTTTTTGTATTATGACACTCGAAACAAAGTAATTGCAGATTATCTTCGTTGAGAGTAATAGACTCATCTTGATAATTACTTTCATCAATCTCTATGATATGATCAACAATGCTCTTGCTATGAATTAAACATCCACACATATCGCATCGCATTCTTTTATGGTATCTGACTTTATTTCTTAGAGTTCTCCATGGCTTGGAGTTATAGAACCTAATCTGCCAAGCTCTGAACCAGTCTGAATGTTTAGGATTTTTAAAATAAGCCATCGCCTACACCACTCCTTCAACTTCTGGATTTTCACATGATACAAATATATCAGATTCATTTTGTCAATTCTATATCTTTTTTTGACAAGATTTATTTTTGAGTTTTGAATTTATGTAAAATATCTCTGTTGAATTAGTTATATCTTATATTTTATCCAATTTTGTTTCATACTAAAAAACTAGCACGGACAACGCTTCAGGTCCTCTTCAAAATATAAACTAGAAACCTCCTCGTTATGGATAGTTGAAAAAATCAAAAAAATATTAGAGGCTAAAATTACTCATCTTAGTATCAAGTTCATCTTGCCTTACACAAATATAAATTAGTGTAACTGCTGGACTTGAATGATTGAATAATGACATCAAGTCTGCAACGTTCTTGTACTTCTTGTAGTAATGATAGCCAAATGTTTTTCGCATCGTGTGAGTTCCGACATTATCGATTCCTAAGTCTTCAGCAGCTCTTTTAAGAAACCAGTATACCGTCTTATAGCTGAGCGCCTTATTCTTTCCGACACGACTCTGAAATAGATACTCATGTAATTCTTTATCTTTGACAAATTCCCTCAATTCATTCTTGAGTGGCCTTGTCATTTTAATGCTCTTGTATTTCCCTGTTTTCTGTTCCCTAACTTTAATATGCCAACCTTGAACATCTTTAACCTTTAGTTTGAGAATATCTCCGACACGAAAACCTGTATTGATTCCCAAAAGAAATAACATGTAATACTTTTCATTCCAAGATGATAGATAGTCCTTCATGGCTTGGATATCATCCTTATCTCGTAACGGTTCAACAATATTCATAGTTTTACTCCTTTCACAAAAAAATAAAGCACTAAGATTTTCTCAGTGCTTTGGATAGTATCAATCTATCATATTCTTTTTGTCAATGCTATACTTTTTTTTGACAAGTTACATGAACAATAACTTTGCAAGTGTATCAAGAATGATTTCACGTCTTCTGTAAATCTGCTTACTGTGCCTGTATAGATACCCAGTGTCACCATTCTCCATTTTATGCCAAACTTGAATCCAATCGTACCTAGTGTGTTCTCCCCATTTCAAATGAAAGATTTTTTTATCATCAGGTTCAAGTACATCGAGTAGCTTTGAAATTGCTGTTTGAAAGTTTTCCAGTCTTAAAACCATCGGATCGCTTGCATAAGCAACTGCTAGGTTCTCAGACCTATTTACGAACGTGCCACTTCCGCTTGCACCAGTATCATCAATACCAGGAACAGTGAGATGTTTCACTTCGTACAATCGTTCTAATTCATGTCTTCTTTGACCAATCAATTTGTCAATCTGTAAGTATTTATCATTGAGTTCAAACTCGAGATAATCTCTTCGTGCTGTTATTAGGTTCTTTTTGCCCAAACCTTACCTCCCATATATCTTTTAGTTTTGACCCGCTTGATAATCTTACCTTCGTTATTGTTATTGAAATAATCCGGCAATCTTGCTGTTGGACTTTCTTTATAGACCACTTTTTCAACGACCTGGACTCCATGCATCATTTCATCATCTATCCACCCAACAAGCCACGCAGGGTTTACATCATATGTTTTAGCAATCATTTCAATTTGCTTAATCGACGGATATCCACCTCGTTCATACAAATGAATTGTATTTTGTGAAACACCTGTTTCTTTCGCCATCTGTCCTACGGATAGACATAGTTCCTCTCTAAGTTCTTTCAATCTTAGTTACATCTTGCTCTCCACTTTCTAGTATTAGCTTTTATGAATGTAGCCTGCTCCTGCATCTGCTTCCATTCATAATCCATGATGATTTCAAAAAGATTGCTTATCTAGCCGTCCACCGTTTTCAAGGTCACGGTCAATAAACCATTGTTTGACTTTCTCTATTGTGTTCATGATAACTCCTTTGCTATTGCTGCTATGACATTAACTGTCACGCTATTTCCTGCTTGTTTATATAATTGACTGTTAGAGTTGACCTCTTGCGCTTTGTCAAAAGCCCAATCAGGAAAACCTTGTAACCTCCAGCATTCTTTAGGTGTTAGCTTTCTGATTCGAAAGCCATCTGATAAATGATTGTTTTCGTGATAGCTATTGCTAGTTAAAGTAGGAGCGATGTCATGTTCTCCACCTTTATTATAACCATGCCCACGTTGAATAATTTTAGGCTCAAGTCCTCCACCTTGATAGGCTCTGATAGTTGGTGCGATGCCGTCTGTTTCGTAAACCACCCCACATTGATTAAAATTGGGTTGCAATACCCCAAATTGTTTTATAGTATTGCTTTTTATAGCTATCTTTTGCCCCTCTCCCTTGTTTGTTGTTAGCGTGGGAGCTAGACCATCAGCTTGATAGACTTCCCCATTCATTCCGTTGCCAGATGGGTTTATATTCCCAATTTTCATGACTGATTGGTTACTAGTTGACTGATTTTTTCCGCTGAGAGGAAAAATTCTTCTGGTATGTTCTCTTCTAAGATGTCCGATAATGAACACTCGTTCCCGATTTTGGGGGACTCCGAAATTCTTGCTGTTAAGCACTTGCCATTCCACGTTGTACCCCAGTTCATCCAAGGTTGAGATAATGGTCTCGAATGTAACTCCATTTTCGTGATTGAGCAATCCTTTAACATTCTCAAGGAATAGATATTTAGGTCTGAGAATAGATGCGAACCTAGCAATTTCAAAGAACAAAGTTCCTCGTGTATCTTCAAAACCTCGTCTGTTTCCTGCAATTGAGAAAGCTTGGCACGGAAATCCTCCACAGATAATGTCCACACTTCCGATTCCTCGAATAGATTCATCTGATACTGCTGTGATGTCATGTAATTCTATTTCTCCTTTCGTATTGTGTATCGCTTTATAGCTTTCTCTAGCAAACTTGTCAATTTCACAAAAGCCAATACATTTATGGCCGGCAGACTCCATTCCTAAACGAAAACCGCCAATTCCTGCGAATAAATCCAAGAATTTCACAACATCACCTCATCCCCAACTTTCACTTTCTCATACACGTTCTTCAAAATAACTATGAAATTTACTTAAATTGACAATAGCGACCTCTTCAACAGAATGCTTTCCGATGTCAAAGTCTGGATCATTCTTCCCAAATTCTTTTTCTATAGCTTTTTCAGCCAGAAAAGGCAAATCGAATATACTTGCCCCATTTCTTAAAGCGAGCGCTTGACCGTATTTGTTCACTATTCGATACCCTATATCAAACGGTCTGATTTCCCTTGGGACTTTTATGCATTTACTTTGATTCTTCATTCCTTCTTCAAGTGTTTGTGTCATCACTCCACCTCCTCAATCTCAAACCCTTCACAATCAAACACCCAGCCGATTTTTGCATTTTCTAGTTCTTTACGGGTGTGGGAATATATAGCATCGTCTAAACTAAAGCTTTTTGTAAAGAAGTACCTTTCCAAAAGTTCTCCATAAACCAACATATTTTCTTTAATATTCCCTTTAATCTTTACCAGATACCGCTTCTCTTTTTCGACCTCATAGCCGTTAAGCCAAGCAAGACAGAATTTTTCGATGTTATTTTCGTAAAACCAATCAGGAACTTTCTTATCATAATGATCTTCAATTACTCTCATTGCACCGTAAACATGAAAATTGTTTTTCTTTTTAAATTCTATATATTCCGCCACACACTGCGGAACTTTGACTGGTTTTGGTTTATCTAGTTGTTCCAAGTCTTGCAGAAAAATTTGACGAGCTAGTTCTGCTCCTTCAGCATTCCATACACCCTCAAGTTTTTTATATTTCTTAATCAATTCATTAAGTTTCATCTTCGCTTCCTCTGTAAATCAAATAGACTGCAATAACTACCTGAGCCATGCTTGGCGAATATCCAACCCAATCATCAAACTCCTTAGATTTTGGCAACCAACCCTTAGTAGCTCCCAAATCATAGTCTGTAGGCTTTTCATCAGCGAAGATGCATTCCATCGCTCCCATAAACGTCATACCATCTTCTGCCATTTCCCAAAAATAGTCCACCCGTTCTTTCACTGCTTGTGGTAAATCTTGCTTGGGAGGTTTGGGCTTCCCGTCTTCTACCGTCCAGTTGTATACTTCATTAACTTTTTGCTTTAACTCTTCCATCATCTTCCAACTCCTCCACTTTCCGTCTCAATTCTTTATTCTTTTTCCTCGACAAATCGCGCTCCAGCGCTCTAATCCGTCTCTTGCGTGCATCGCACGGCTTCGAATACTCGATTATCTTCTCTTCGTTTTGCTCGATCGTGCGTTTCAGTCCGTCAATCTCAGCCTGTTTATCGTACTTCATCTTCTAAAAATCTTTCAATAGCTTCTCTGTAGGAGACTTCCACCAGACCGTCTAAGTCGTTCAGGGCTTCAATATAGTCTGGACGACCTTGCCCGTACTGCTCTTTCAAAAATTCAACAAAGAGATGAATTTCCTGATAGGTTACTCCAACCATGTTTCTTACCTCCCACTAAAAATGTAACGTTATTGATCATCTTTCTTTTCCTTTCTTGCTGCACGTTCCCCGACTAAATAGCCGAGAAATAACCACAGAATAGCCATTCCAAATTCTTTAATAAGTTCAATCATTTTTTTCTCCTCCTGAAAAAGTCGCTAAATAGTAACAATCCTTAGAACCGTAGTCAAATCGTGTCGTCCGCTGACCAATGTGCTTCTGAAATCTTGGATGAGTGATAGCCGAGAAAGCCCACTGATGATCTTCCATCTGCTCAATGAGATCATCGACATTGTCAAACCTCCCAAGGAAAAACTTACAGTGCCCGTTGTAGACGAAATAAAGCTCTAACATCACTCCACCTCGACAGGGTAGAAGTTCCCAAAGGAACCTCTCAATGCCTTGCTAACCTGTAAGGCTGCCGCCCGAGAAATAAACCGCATGGCTTTCTTCTCCTCGGAACACGAAATATCCAAGCCAGTCACACTGACAATTGCAGACCTTAGAAACGGCTTATCCTCTCTTGTCCCATGCTTTAAAATAAACATCAGCCACCCCTATTCTAAAAATATTGCTTTCGCTTGTTTGTCAAATCATTGAAAACCATCAAATGGTCTTTATCTACACCCTTCATTAGTCTGGACATGAAAGGTCTGCCATATCTTTTTTGAATATCGGCAGAAATCAAATTTGTGGTAATGATTGTGTTTGAACGCTTATTCAAGATATTGTAGAGAATAGTAAATGACCATTCGCTATCTTTTTCCATTCCTAAATCATCCAAAACCAAGAACTTAGCACTAGCAATTTTATTGACCAGAAACTCTTCCTGACTAAAATCAGCTTTAATCTTCATCAGCAAGTCAGTTACGTTAATAAAAATAGCAATCTCTTTCGTGTACTCAGATAGAGCCTTAACCATAGCAAAAGCCAAATGGCTCTTACCTGTTCCAGCTTCTCCTTGTAACACGATGTTGTTCCTAGCACCCTCAGACCACTCACGACAAATCCTCTTTGCAAAAGCTAGCTTTTCCGCTTCTTTTTCGGTTGGTGTTTCAAAATTGTCCAAAGTAGCATTTTTCAAAACTTCATCATAAAGAGAGAACTTTTCAAGATAGTATTTCCTCTCTCGCTCATTCTCAGCATTAGCCAGTTCATTCACTCTTGCTTGATTCTCCTCATGGATCCGCTCAGATTCACACATGCGACATACAACACTCTCGGTCCTCAATATCTTTATCAAAGGGATGTTATGCTTTTCGCAGAACTCTTCTTGTTGTTCTGTATTCCTACGATAAGATAAGGCGATTTCCTCAAACACATTGTCTACCATACTAGCCGACCTCCGCATTCATGCCAGCTAGCCATTTCAGACAAGCAGGCAACCACTTGATGAATTGGTTGGTCTGCTAAAAGAGTTTTCTTCTCGTAGCTTAACGGATAATAGTCAATCTCGAATTGTTCAATTAGTTCTAGTACCCCCATTCGTCCTTGGCCTCCTGTTCTTCTTTCTTATCCTTGTTCTTCTTTTCCGATTGACGAACCTGTTCAACAGTGGTAACATTGTTCATCTGCCAATTTCTTAAAATCCCACCAATATATTTGATGTTCGGCTTTCCTGAGTTAATAGCAGTCTTCAATGCTTCTTTCACCAAATCCACATCATTCTCATTTAGTAGATGGTTGATTTCTTCAATTTCAAATCCAGATAAGAGTCTACGAAACTCAGATTGAAAAAGTTCTAAGATATTTTCTTCACTACCACTACTAGTAGTAGTTATTCTTTTCTTATTCTTATCTTTATCTAATCTATTCTTATCTTTATCTTCTTCTAGTGCGTTACCGTCCGTTACTGTAACGTTACCTGTAACGTTACCAAGAGCAAGATTTTTTTGTTTTTTACGGTATTTGGCTACACGGTTACGTGTCTGTTCCTTGATTTTCTCCATTCCGTCAACGTTTTGATGTTTTTCCCAATTTGGCAAGCTAATAATACCATCGATAATCTCAATCATCCCAAACTGTTCAAAAACTCCAATAGCCATTCTTACTGTATTCAATGGTCTACGAAAAATAGTAGCTAACATTTCATCTGTATAGTGAACCTTATCAGTCATCATCAACAAACCATTACTGTTATGTTTTCCAGCAAGTGTCAAAATCTTGAACCATATCACTAAGATGGCATCAGGATCAGGCAAGGCATCAATCAGGCAAATCTTTTCATCGTCAAAAATATCGGTTGTGATTTTTATCCACTTAATTTCAGACATACCTAGCACCCCACTTCCTACGGTTAGCGCGATACTTCATTCGCATATCCTCATAGATGTACCTGCCTTCCAGCTCCATTTTTTCAATCTTTAGCAGCTTATTTTTAAGCTCCACATCACGATAGTCCTTAGCTAGTTTTTCATAGTCTGTTAGGTATTCTTTGACTCGTAATAGATTTTTATAATCGTTTTCCCATATCGTAATAAAATGTCTTGAAGTTGATTCCCTTCCTTCCAGTTCTTTAACAATCATAATCAGGTTATCCAGCGATTCAATCAATTCTTCCATTTCCTGACCTCCTCATTACAAAAATCTGATTGCAGACTGTTTAGGTTCTGGCAAAGCTAACAGCTCAGGGCGCAATCCTACAGGCGGTTCGTTGTCATATGTGAATCCTTTGAACTCTCTGCGAATATTCTTGCGAATTTCTTGCCATTTGTCCTCTCTACCACGTTCATATGCATGATTACGCACTTGGATAATCATAGACGCAAATTCTTGCTCTTCTCGTCTTTCTTCTTCCTTGCGTTGTTCCTGCAATTTGATATGACGGCAAGCCCCTGCAAATCCAAGCAGCAAGGCTCCAACCCCCATCAGCTGGTCTAAAATCGGTGGTTCAAACATTTTTATCTCCTTATCCTCTTTTTGTGCTATAATATAGTCAAATAATTTTGCTAAGACCTTGTCCAGAAGCCTTTTAGTAAAGTTATTATATTTGATTAGAGAGCCATTCTTTGATGGCTCTTTTTGACCATTTCTTACCAGGTAATTCCTTTGGAAATCCCTTTAAGTAACGATAATTATCTGAAAAGGTGGCATACTTAATTCCTAGAAATTCGCAGGTAGTGTTCACATCCATCAACTCTGGATAGTGGTCACTATCTTTTTCTATTTCAACCAATCTAGTGATTGTATCCTTGATAATGGATTTAATCCATTCAGATAGTGAAAGTAGAACATTGTCCATCTTTTTCCCCTCCTACACTTCGTCAAATGAGTTCAATTTCATGATTTTCATCTTGGTATTGGTGCTTGGCTCCCAAGTCATCCAGTAAGCTAGAGCGGCATCCGCATGCTTCTTGGGTAGCAAGTCATAGCGACTAATGTTGAAGTGGTCTTTAAAGTCAATCTCAGCTTGTCTAAAGACTGACTGAGCAAAAATCTTATCCGCATAAGCAGGGCTATCAATACCACCCAGGCAAGCCACAACCCTAGCCTTACGCTTCTTCAGGAGCGATTGAGCATAGCTTGGGTGAATTGGCTGTTCGTTTTTTAGATAGTCGATATCTTCAATCATGCTAGCTTGTTGCTCGCGCAATTTCTTCTGTCCAGTAAATAGAGCGATGAAAGCATCTTCATCCAAGTCCTCTCGGATAAATCCGCCTTGTTTTCTAATAGCTGGCAAGACCTCTGAAGTAACCCAGCGCTTAAACTCTTTCGCTTGAGGCAATTTGCTAGATAAGATAAGAGAGTAGAGACCAGATTCGTTGATGATAATAGTATTTTGTGTTCGTCCTAGATTATCGGTGAGTCCGTATTTCACGGAGTCATCTTCATCAACGTGCCGAGAAATTGCGTCCAGAGGTTTAGCGTATCCCAAGATATCCGCTACATCCTTCCCGACAAACCACGGCTCGTCATCAATTGTCAAAGTACGGACTTCCTGCCCGTGAAAGTTAAAAATTTCGTTCATAATATTCCTTTCTAAATTTGGTATAATTAAAATAAAAACACGAGGTGTATTATGGCTGATTTGTTACCTACAATCTTAACTGCGTTTGCAACAACTATGGCTACAAAGGGAGCTGAGGCTCCTGCTAACACTTTTAATGAAGCATGGAAATATGTTTTTGGTTCTCTTGATAGTTTCCTATTACGAAAAAATGAAAAACGTAAATATGATAATGAGAAGTACATTGAATCACTAACTGAGAAAATCGAACAAATACCTGTAGAAAATATACAAGAACCTAAAATGAGTATATTAGGACCTGCATTGGAAGCATCAAAATTTTATATCGAGGAAGAAGATATACGAGAAATTTTTGCATCACTATTAGCGGCATCATTTGATTCTTCAAAAAGTTCGTTATTGCATCATTCTTTTGTTGAAATTATTAAACAGCTCAGTCCTTTAGATGCTAGGAATTTGAAGTTTATTGCTCAAAGAAAACGATGTCCTGTCGCTAAGTATTTGCTGGAATTCGAAACAGGGGGTCAGAGCCTTTTAAAACCACTAATTTTTATTCCTCATGATGGTGAAATAGAATCGTCACTTGATAATTCAATGTTTGATTTTGATAGAAATGCTTCCTCTATTACAAACCTTGAAAGATTAGGTTTGATTAAAGTTGATTTCACAACTTGGCTTTCGAAAAAAGAAAAATACACATTACTTGAAAGCAACCCTTTAGTCACAGCTTATAAAACATCGTATATAAATGCTAAAAACAACGAAAATTTACATGTAGAAAAAGGGATTATAGATATTACACCTTTAGGTGAAGATTTCTATAATGTCTGTTTATAAAAACAATCTTTTGACTAAATTTTCAAAATGTGTTTTTAACCATTCATCTTGCTTGTCGAAAAAATCGGCAAGCCATTTTTTTATCATCTTTATTTGAATAGTCATCATCAGTATTGAAATTATTGATGATACTATGGCACTGAGTATGATTTCTCTCATTTTCCCCCTCCTACTCCTCAAATTTCTCCCACGATTCGTTGATTCGCAATTTTTTGTTGATACGAAGCTTCAAATCATCACTTCCTTTACCATCTTTGAAAAGCTGTGTGATGGCTGATGGACTAACTCCAACTACAATAGCTAGGTCCGTCTGCGACCATCCACGTTTTTCAATTCGCTCCTTTACGAGCTCATTCCACTTACGATGTTGTTGGCTCATGTGACCTCCTCCTTTTAATTAGTTAAGTTAAAGAGTTAGTAAATTATTTTATAAAATGCTTGACAGTTTTTAGCGTATCTGCTAAAATGAAAGCATAATTAAAAACCTTGATAAAACATTATATCTATCAACTCATTTTGCTCGCCAAAGCTATTTATTTTTAGATAAGTTTTAACTTCGTTTTTTACTAACTCATTAACTTACAAAAACTATTTTAGCGTAAACGCGAAATAATGTCAACTAATTTTTGCGTATTTTGTAAAATATTTTTTGTCATGTCTTAGAAAGGCTGATAAATCAATGTTTTCTACTTTTGAAATCGTAAAAGATTTATGTGAAAAACAAGGGATTTCGCTAAATACTTTAGAAGATAAGCTAAAGCTAGGAAAAAATTCTTTGTATGGGTTGAAAAGAAATCAACCGTCTGCTGAACGGCTGCAACAAATAGCCGACTACTTCAACGTGTCCACTGACTATTTGCTTGGTCGTACTGATAATCCTGCTATCGCTGGTGATTCAAAAGAGTATACCTGGCAAGGAAAGACCCTAAATGTTGAAGAAATGGCATCTAATGTCATGATGTTTGGTGGCCGAGAATTAACAGATGAAAAGAAGAAAATCATCCAGTCTATCATTGAAGGTTATCTCAAAGAAGCTGGTGATTAGAGGTACTGCTTAGTGACCGAAAAAGAAATTATAAGTCATTTTCAGGTTCACATTGTCGATTTTGACGGTGAGCTAATACCTGATGAACTTGGATTTTACGAAAAAGAAACCAATACAGCTTTCTTGTCTAATAAACTCAGCAAAAAAGAGAGAGTTAAGGTCCTACTTCATGAACTAGGACACAAGGATCACACACGATCAGAATACCAGAACGCTCGCTTACGCTGTGAAAACGAAGCTGATAGGAATATGATCCATCATCTCGTAAAAGACGCACTAGAAAGCTTAGACGACCCCAAAGAGTTTGATTATCTCAAATTCATGTCCTACTACAATCTTAAAACCGTGACAAATGAAGTCATGGTAAAAGAGGAATACTTAGCATTAGTAAATTAGAAATAGCATTGAAGATATTTATATAGAGGGGAAATATATGCAAAAGACCGTTGAAAAAATATTATTCAGAGTCGCTGGAGTGACAAAATATAAAAAAGCAGTAAAAGAAGCTTGCAATATGATTGCTGAAGACAATGGGATTCCAGAGTATTCAAAATACTATGGCGATTTATCAGCTAAGGAAATCAGGGAAGAAGTTGAAGAATACGGTCTAAAAGTTTTTAAATATCGAGATTTAGATATTTTTAATATTGAACTCATTCCAGAAACGGATAATAAATATGATCCCAATGCTATAAAAGTTTTGATTTTTGATAATCACATAGGATACGTCCCTGCAACAGTCTCTAAATCTATTCGTAAATATTTTGATGATGAAAGATATCATTTCCTAATAGAATGTGAGATAAAAGGCGGCCCATACAAAGAATGGGACGATTATGAAGAAAAAGTTGTCACAAATAATGATTTGGATGTTGGTTTTGAAATTTACCTTACCATTGTTGATTCTTCACAAAAAGAAGTAATTCAGAGCGAATCATCTGAGATAATTGATGATAACATTTCCAATAAAGAAGTTACGAAAACTGAATCTATTGAAACTAAAACAACTGAAGCTGAACATATTGAACAAAATATTGTTAGTGACAGTGTCTCTGATATAGTAAACGAGATTAATCTTTCAGAAACATCTCCTAAGAAAAAACTTCCTGCCAATAAAATCATATTTTCAGCACTGTATCTTTTCTTAGTCTTTTTTGGAGTTGTTGGTATTCCAATCGCTCCATTCCTTGCAGTCCCTTTGACAGCTTGGAGTTTGTATAAACTATACAAACTATTCAGAAAATAAAAAAGCCCCACAATCGCCCTCGCCAAAGTTTGATTGTGAAGCTTAGCCTTATAAGAAATCAGCCATTAAAAAGGCCTATTTTCTATACCCTATTTTACACCATGAAAGGGGTGATGTCAATATTCTCAATGTTTAGACCTTGTCCAGAAGCCGATAAACAAGGAGAATACA